GAGCTTGGCGAGGTGTCGTTTGAGTACGTCGAAGATGCTGATGCTGTTGCAAAGTACGGCGTCAACAACAAGGACATCAAAGCAGTTGGATGTTATTCACAAGGCCAAGCCAACAGGCTGGGTAAGTGGACATTGCTTAGTGAGCAAGATCTCTACGAAACGTGCAACTTTGCCATTGGTATTGATTCAGGCATTGTTGTCAGACCTGGCATGGTGGTGGATATTGCCGATCCTTTGCGCGGTGGAACGCGAAGGAACGGGCGCATTTCATCAGCCACTACAACCCAGATAACGATTGACAGCACGACAGAGCTGTCAGTCAATATGGGCAATAGCCCCACAATCTCAGTCGTCTTACCAAACGGTCTGATTGAGACTAGAGACGTCAACACAATCAGTGGTACGGCAGTCAATGTCACTACTGCGTTTAGCCAGGCTCCAGCAACTAACGCTCCATGGTTAATTCAAACAACTGACATCCAGTCGCAACAGTTTCGTGTAATTAGCGTTGCTGAAAGCGGTGATGGTGTCTTTGGCGTTGCTGCTATCAAGTACAACGAAAGCATTTACAACGCAGTTGAGCAGGATCTAAACCTGACGCAACGTGACATCACCAATATTTCCGCAACGCCAACAGCGGTGACTAACATGGCGGCCACTGAATTTTTGTATAAAGAAGGCGGTCTAGTCAGAACAGGCGTTGACATCACTTGGACAAGTCCTGTTCTCAATGTGAGCGATTTTGTTGTTCGTTATCGATTAAACGACAATAACTTTGAACGTCTCACTACTGAATCCCCATCAACGCAAATCAAGGGTCTGAAGTCTGGAACCTTAGAAATTCAGATAACGGCTCGTAGTTTTGTTGGCAAAACAGGGCCAATTACCCGTCAAACATTTGCGCTGCAAGGCAAAACAGCAATTCCAGGCGACGTTCAGAACCTTACGCTTGAACCGTTGAATTACAACAGCGCACGATTGCGTTGGGACGAAACCGTTGACTTAGACGTAAAAGTCAGCGGCAAGGTGCATATTCGTCACAGCAATTTGACCGATGGCAGTGCGACGTGGAGCGATAGCACGGATCTTGTAGCTGCTATTGCGGGCGGTTCAACTGAAAAGACTGTTCCATTGCTTGAAGGCGAATATCTGGTCAAGTTTGAGGATGACGGCCTCCGCAAAAGCGCAACAGAAGCCAGCATTATTGTTGACCAGCCAGTTGCCCAAACGTTTTATGGCGTTGCAACGCAAAGAGAAGATCAGCTTTCAACGCCTTTCAGCGGCACAAAGACCAACACGACTTACAGCACAGACGCTGGTTACGACGCTTTAATCCTTACCAGTGCAGGAATTACCGCAGGCATTGGTGAATACGCCTTTGCCAGCACGCTGGACTTGGAGGCTGTCTATAGCTTGGACTTGGAACGTCGGCTTGTGTCTCGCGGCATTTACCCGAACGACACAATTGATAGCCGAACTGCGTTGATCGATACCTGGGATGACTTTGATGGAGCGGTGGTTGATTTTGTTAATGCTGAGTTGTACGTGCGAAAGACCAACGACAACCCATCAGGCAGCCCGACTTACAGCGGATGGCAGCCGTTGGCAAATGGTGTTTTAAAAGCGCGTGCGTTCCAGTTCAAGGCGGTGCTGACTACTAACGATCCAGCGCAAAACGTGTTGGTTGATGAGCTGGGCTACAAGGCGCAAATGCAACAACGGACAGAAGGCAGCAACGGGTTTGTGGCCAGTGGTACGGCTTCAGGCGGCAAAGCAATTACTTTTGCCAATTCTTTCTTTACAGGCACCACAAGTTTGGGCGGTGCAAACAGTGCTCTGCCAACAGTGACGATTACGCCTCACAACATGGCGAGTAATGATTTCTTTGTTGTAAACAGTTTGTCTGGTTCAGGGTTTACGGTTGAGTTCTTCCACGGCGGCAGCACAATCGACCGTAATTTCATGTGGTCGGCTACCGGGTTTGGCAAGTCCTAGTAAAGTGTGAGAAATAGCGCATTAAAGCCCCGTGGCTACTCATGACTATTCACTAGCCAACCAAAGCGGCGCGGCATTCCGTGGAGATTTAAATAATGCGTTGTCCGCGATTGCGTCCAATAACAGCAATTCAACCGATCCAGCAACCACATTTGCTAACCAGTGGTACGTAGACACTGCCGACAACACATTAAAAATCAGGAATGCGGCTAACTCGGCGTATGTAAACGTAAGCGCGGTTGGCGGCATTGGATCTGCAAACCTTGGCTTAGCCCTTGCTGCATCACCAACGTTTACCGGAACGGCGACGTTTGGCGGCAACGTCTTGCTGTCAGGCAATGGAACGCTTGACTTGCCAGTCGGAACAACAGCTGAGCGTCCGGGTAGCCCTAATAACGGGATGATCCGGTACAACTCAACGCTGTCGCGTTATGAGGGTTATTCGGGTTCAGCGTGGTCGCAAATCGGTGGCGGTGCTACTGGCGGTGGAACGGATCAGGTGTTTTATACAAACGGTCAATCAGCAACCACAGACTTCACGTTGGCTGCAACGTTGAACGCAATGTCAGCAGGGCCGATAACGGTTGCCAATGGAGTTACAATAACGATAAGTTCCGGTGCCACTTGGACGGTGGTTTGAGATGAGCACGGTAAAAGCAGCCAATTTGCAGAACACGGGGAGTGGCGCTCCGGCGTTTAAGAACAGCTCTGGCACGGAAATCGGTCAGCTTACGAAAGCTTGGGTAAACATTAACCAAAGTTCTGGCATTTCTATAGTTGATGATTTCAACGTCAGTTCTTTAACTGATACTGCTACTGGTCGTTTTACTGTTAACTTTACAACTTCATTTGCAAACGCAAATTACGTTTGCGCTGGTACGGCAGGAAACGCCACTGCAACCACTTCAAATGGCCGATGTATAAATAAAGATGGTCAGTGGACTACTAGCGCTGCTCAACTACGTTGTGTTGACGTCGTAGCTGCTGCGGCTCGCGACGACAGCTATGTCGGCCTTATTTTCATTGGAGATTGATCGATGAGCACACTTAAGGTCGCCACTATTCAAGACACGTCGGGCAACAACAGCTCGACACCTGCAGGAATTGCATCCGGCACGGCAAAGGCGTGGGTTAACTTTAACGGCACTGGAACGGTTGCGATTATAGATAGCTACAACGTTGCTTCGATTACTGATAATGGCACTGGCGATTACACGATTAATTTTACGAATGCAATGACAGATGCTGATTACTGCGTTAGCGGTGGAGTAAGCACCAATAGTGGTGGTCAGGGCTACAGATGGTTAGCTGTTGGTTCGGACAACAATAGTGATTTTTCTAAGACAACAAGCGGTGTAAGAGTTCAAAGCGCAGCTCAAAGCGATGCAACGACTGACGCGCCTCTAGTATATGCAATTATCCACGGCAGTTAATTAACCATGAGCACACTCAAAGTCAACAACATCAAGGACACCAGCGGCGGTACAAGCAACCTCAAGATTGACGGTGCGGCAAAAGCGTGGATTAACTTTAACGGCACTGGAACGGTCGCCATTAGAGACAGCTTTAACGTCAGCTCTTTGACTGACGATGGCACCGGAAAATATACCATAGCGTTTACAAGCGCGATGGCAAACACGAACTACTGCTGCATAACTAATTCCGCTCAAAGCGATACCGTTAACAACTTTTATGAGCCTCGCAATTCAGCCGCTTTGGTATACGCAACTAGCAGTGTTCAGATGTACACTGGATATTCTACTTTTATTTTTCAGGACGAACACCTTAACACTGTTTCAATTTTCGGAGATTGATCCATGAGCACACTTGCGGCTTTTGCTAAAATTCACGTATTAACGTTTTTGCCATGAGCGACAAGCGTATTATTTTCCCCAACGACGACGGTGGCGTTTCTGTCATTATCCCGTCAGACAACTGCGGCTTAAGCGTTGAAGCTATTGCCCGCAAAGATGTGCCTGCTGGTAAGGCATATCAAATCGTTGACGTAGCGGACGTTCCAAGCGATCGTTCGTTCCGCAATGCCTGGACCTACACGGAGAGCTGACATGCCAATCGGACTTGATCTGACCAAAGCAAAAGACATCCATCGCGGCAATGTGCGTGTGGCACGTAAGCCACTGCTGGAAGCCAAGGATCTTGAGTTCACCCGTGCTCAAGAAACCAGCGCTGATACCGCTGCAATCGTCACAGCAAAGCAAGCCTTGCGTGATGCACCTGCTGCTTCTGCAATCGACGCTGCAACTACAGCCGATGAACTGAAGGCAGCATGGGACACGAGCCTTTTAGGCGCTAGTCCATACGCTTAAAAAACTTCCCTTTCAGCTAAACTCCTTTTAGGTAGTATGGGCTCAATGGGCGAAAGGTATGTCTGTTCAGCCTGGTACGTACAACATCACGCTGCAACGGCGGGCTGATTACAGCGTTCTTCTGCAGTTTAAGGACAGCACCGACAGCGCAATAAATCTGACTGGCTTTACGGTTTACGCTCAAACCTGGAACAAAGATCGTTCTACTAAATACGCAGACTTCGCTGTTGCGTACACAAACCGCTCCAATGGGCAGGTGACGATTAGCTTGACTGACGCTCAGACCGCAACGTTTATTGACGAGTTGCGATACGACGTTTTGTTGGAAGACGGCAGTGGTTTGAGGGAGTATTACCTCGAAGGCATCATTTTCGTTAGCCAGGGATATACCGCACCATGACGACAGTCAACGTCACAACGACTAAGAACACCGTCACCATTACGGAAAACGGATCGTCAACGGTTGTTCAAAATCCGGTTACAACGACAGTTACAGCTACAACTGCAGGTCCGCAAGGTCCGCAAGGCCCTGCAGGTTCAGGTTTTTCACTGAATCAGACTGCTAAAGTGAATCAGAGCGTCATCTATTACGACTCAGCCTCTGGCGAGTACCGGGCAGATGACACATGGACCATCAAAACAATCGTCAAAGGGGGCGACTTCTAAATGGCTAACACAATCCGTTTGAAGAAACGGGCTGCGTCTGGCTCAGCTGGAGCGCCCACAACGCTTGCGCCGAGTGAAGTTGCTTTCAACGAAGCAGACAAAAAGCTGTATTACGGCTTTGGCGATGACGGGGATGGCACCAGTTCGTCTGTCATCTCGATTGGTGGTGAAGGTGCGTTTTCTACGCTGACCACTAATCAAACGGTTAGCGGCAACAAAACATTCACTGGAACGGTTGACCTTAGTGGCGCCACTCTTAGTGGCAATACAACGTTTGGCAATAACCTAGTTGTCAGCGGTGATCTGACGGTTTCTGGCACGACGACGACCGTAAATTCGACCACGGTTGACGTTGCTGACAAAAACATCACGTTGGGCAACGTCAGTACTCCAACTGACGCAACGGCTGATGGTGGTGGCATCACTCTTAAAGGTGCAACCAATCACACGATTGTTTGGACTAACAGCACTGACAGTTGGGACTTTTCTGAGCACATCAACGCTGCGTCTGGCAAAGAGTTCAAGATCAATAACACCTCAGTTCTAAGTGCATCAACACTTGGATCTGGTGTTACTGGCTCCAGCCTTACTTCTGTTGGGACGTTAAGCAGCGGCACTTGGTCTGCTTCAACAATTGCTGTCAATAAAGGTGGAACGGGCCAAACGAGTTATACGAACGGCCAACT